GTTTTAGCTTTTCTAGTAATACCTAAATAGTTTGTATACCAATCAGGGAATACTGAGTTCTCATAACCTCTTTCTGAACCTTCAGGGAAAGCTGAAGCAACAGTGTTAGCCGTAAGACCTGGTGCAGTTTGAGTAGCACCAATAACTTGAGCAGCATCATTTGTCATAAGCTTCATTCTGAAAGTGTAACCACCTGCAGTAGGAATTGGCTCAGACAATACTAAAGCTTGAATACCACCTTTAAATCTAACAACATCGTTAGGGTTAAAGAAGTTTTCTTCAAACTCATTAGTAAAGACAGCACCTGCAGCACCAGTACCTGTTAAGTTACCTGTTGAGGTAGAAGGTCTGTTGTGTCTTCCTTGGATAGCCCATTTAACTGTAATATCTCCAACAATCTCTTCTTTTGCAAATCGAGATGTTCCGTCTGTAAAGTATGTCAAACAATACTGTGGGTATTGCTGAATTAACTTACTTGAAATTTCAGGGTACTTTAGTAGCCCTGTAACTAACGCATTAGACTGTAGCGTTTCTTTTCCATATTTTCCTGAATAAAACTTCATCTTTTTTTTCTTTTAATTTAACCTTGTAAAAATTTTCGTGGATCAAAATCTCCTGTATCAACAGGATTTGTAAACCTTTGAGGGGTTCTTTTATCGGGTACACCAATCTTGTCAAGAATTTCTTTTCTTCCGTTTTGTCTTCCGTTGTTTACTAAAGCGTTTTTAAGAACTTCTCTGTTACGCCAAAGCCAACTACTTTCTGCTAGATTTTTTTCACTTTCGGTTATCTCTTTGAGATATTTACCGCTAGTTACATAATCTGTATGGTTTCTCCTAACTTCAGGTAGTTTGTCAGGATTGCCAGTTAATTTGAAACTAAATAGAGAATCAACGCCTTGCATATAATTCCCAAATGCTTCAACTGCTTGAGTGTGACTTTCTGCTTGCTTTGCAACATTTTGCTCACGCTCATTTATTACTTTTTCGTTTTCAGACTTTATGGCTTTCTCAATACCATTTCTAACTTTTAATGCTTCAACATCAATTAGACCTGTGTCCATTAACCTTTCTACAGCATAATCTAGTTTTTCGTCTTTTAAACCTTCAGCTTCTAAGCTTTTTCTAACTAAGTCGCTATCATCTAATTTAAGAAAATTATTTAAATCGTCAAGTCTTTTGTTTGAAACAGGTTGATTTGGCGATTCTAATTGCTTGTTTAATTTATTATTCTCTTCAACTATATGATCTAATACTTCTTTTAGTTCGTCAATATTTTGAGCATTTAAACCTAGCTGACTAGTAAACGCTTTAAATTGCTGTTGAGTTACCTCTACTTCAGCAGTTTCTTCATTATTAGAAACTTCTTGGCTTTCAGTCGCCTCACTAACAGGCTGTTCTAATGTTTCTTTATTTTCAGAATTGTTAGTATTATCAGACTCACTATCATTATCGGCTGTAAGGTCAGGCCAAGCCAAATCTCCATTATCGGTATTATCAAGACCACTATTATCATCCTTATCTTCTTCATTACTATCTTCATCCCTAGCCATAAAAGCAGTAGGGTCAAAAGCTTCTAGCTCATATTCCTTGTCGGGTAATCCTTCTTCTTTTTGTCCTACATTTTCTTCGTTATTAGAAGAATTATTATTTTCTGACTCGCCTGCTTGTTGTGCTAGGTTATCTCCTGATGTTGTTTCTTCAACATTTAAAACAGGTTCGTTTTGATTTTCTGTACTTTCCATATCTCTTTACTTTTCTTTTTATTGCTGTGGCGGCTGCATACTTTCAATTGCCTTTTCTTCTGTTCCAGTCTGCCCCATATCAGTTACGGGCTGTTCTGCATTAGACTCTCCTAGCATCATTTTATCAAGCTCTTGTCTATTCTGAACGTCCATAGCGTCTTCATTATGATCTAACTCTTCATTTGCAATAGACAGCTTGGTATCACTATTAAGCTTTGCAACTTGTAAATCTGCTTCAGCTTTAATCTGAGCAACTTGTACAGGTATTTGCATTTTTTGAGCATTAATCTCATTAGCTTGTTCTTGTGCTGCAATTTTTCTTTCTTCCATTTGGGTTTGTTCCGCTTGAACAGACTCAAGGCCTGAAGTAAGTATTGACTCTAACTCGCTAGCTGTTTCTCCGTTTACGGCTTTTATAGTAGCTATTGGATCTAAAGCCCCTGTGCTAGAGAAGTTGTTTATTAAGCCCATCATAGCCTGCTTTCTTTCTAACTCCTTAGCGTTGTTTTTAACGAACAACCCATACTCATCTAAAGCTATTGCTTTATCTATATTAAATATTTCATAGCCCATATCTCCAAAAACGTTTATCATATAACCGTCTTCGCCCCAACAATACTTCATTAAATTTGCTAGCCCTTGTAAAACCTCAGAAACAAGTTTAAAATGTATATCAAACAAAGGTGCTGTTATTAAAGTAGATTGCATTACACTTCTTTCATTAACGCCTACGGCATCACTTGTTTTATTAACACCTGCTCTACTAGCTGTTATTCCAGTTAGCTTGTCAGCCGTCTCTTCAAGCATCATTTTTAAGTTAATCATTTGACTAACAGATTGGCTCAAAGTAAAGTCTATATCTTTCCATTGATTAAACGTACTCATTTGACCACCCTCTTGCTTAGAGTTAATCATAATTAACCCTGAGTTTTTAGCGTGATACATAATATCGCTTAACGGAATATTTTTTGGTTTTTGAGAAACGTCATAAACAATAGCTTTACCACCACTTCTTGCTAAAGCTCCGTCAATATGAAACATTACTATGTTGTACAGTATCTGTATGTTTTTAAGAGCATCAACAATAGATAGTGTGCTTCCGCTAAAGTTGTTTCTAATTACTCCGTAAAAATCTAACTTTGTATTAGCGTAATTTTCTTCGTATCTAATTTGATTAGGCTTAGCCCCAAACTTAATAAGCATTTCGTGACCAACCTTAATAGCTTGTCTTACTTCCGTAATTGCTTTCTTTTCTATCTTTTCTCCTTTTTTAGGCTTGTAATCGTCAGCAACCATTTTGTGATAATCAGAATCGGGATCATATTTATTAGGACTAACCTTGTAGTTAATCATTTTAATACTCTTCCACTGCATATCTACAACCCTAACTCTTAAACTATTAGTGCCGTCTGCTGTAATATAACTGTTTCCTGAATTGTTGTCGTTGTAGTATTGGTTTTTCTGCTGAGCTAAATCCTCTAGCTTGTCAACCTCATCAGAGCTTAATTCAAACCTATCTATTATTTCATTAACTGTATACCAGTTGTCAACTCCTGCATATAAAGAGTCTTGCAGACTTTCTTTATCTCCGTCTTGATCGTAAACCATTTGACGGGGATCTATTCTTTCGCAATAGGGCGTTCTGTTTTTTATATACACCCTATAAAATTCTTTATTAGTAATTTGTAAATCGTAGAAACCTCTTTTAAAAGTAGACTTTAAATCCCACCTGTCTATTAAATATTTTAAACCAACAGAAACTTGCTTTTCTACATTAGTCCTGTAGTTCATTTTCATAAACTGCTCTACGTCTTCGGGTATCTCTTCCCCTAAATCTTCGTCAGGTATTTCTGTATTAGTAACTTCTTCAATCTTTCTTCTTTCAGGCTTTAATATAGTTTCGGCAGCTATCGCAACCAACTCTTCTGTTTTTCTGCGTATAGCGTTTCTGTTAATTACATTTACCGTATACTGCAAGGGCTGAGTAATTAACTCTCCTGCTAATAAATCTAACTTGTTTTGAATTAAAGGATAATTAACTAACCTAGCAGGTGCTGTCATACCGTACATATCAGTTATATATTTAAACTGATCCTTGTTAAATTCTCCCGAAGCTATTAAGTAATTCTCGTAATCCTTAGTTTTGTTACTGACAAACGTTTCTACCTGTTGTTGCTTTAAAAAATAATCAACACAGTCTCTGTGCCAGTCTTCATCTTTCTTACTTTCGGGTATGTTTTGTCTTGGAAACTCCATATATATACTTATTCAAAGTCGTAATCAAAGTTAGCACTTCTACTCGTTGTATCAAACTTACCATTTTTTTCTGAATAAACTGAAACAACATTACCATTTTTATCTGTCTGAAAATGAGGTATAAAGTCTTTCTCTCTCTTCTCTTCTTCCTTTTCGTTAACTATCGCTCTTGTAGCATCCATATCGTGAATGAGAGCCATACCAAAAGCCATTACTCTATCTGTGTTCTCTTTTCCATATACAACGAACTCATTTAAAAGTTTCATAAAGTAA